GGAACAACAACGGTTGCAAGTGCAACTACAAGACGACAACTTTATGCTGCTATATTTTCTTCCGTATCAGGAACATTTACTGCTGATGAAGAAATTAATCAGGCGTCAACTGGTGCTGTAGGTAAAGTTGTAGAATATGATTCAACAAACAAAATTCTTTACTATTATCAAACTAGATTTCCAGATGTAGGAACAGACACTAATGGTAATCAAACTGCTTTCTCTGGTGCAAATGCGATCACAGGACAATCTTCTAGTGCTTCTGCTACACCTAATACAAGTAATTCAACTACTACAAATGGTGCGGTATTCTCTAGTGGATATTCAAACCCAGAATTTGCTTTTGATTCTGGTGATGTACTTTATGTAGAAGAAAGAAGTCCAATTACTAGGGCGTCTGACCAAACAGAAAATATAAAATTAATTATTGAATTTTAAAAGACAAGGATATTAAATGCCATCGAAAACTGATTTTAATGTTAGTCCGTACTATGACGATTTTTCCGAAAGTAAAGATTTTCATAGAGTAATGTACCGACCTGCTTTTGCTGTTCAAGCAAGAGAATTGACAACTCAACAATCACTAATGCAAAACCAAGTGGAGAAAATGGGTGACCATTTATTCAAACATGGTGCGATGGTTATACCTGGTCAAATTTCTACTGACTTAAATTACTATGCAGTAAAACTAACTTCTTTTACAGGAACACTTGCGAATTATGATGGTAATACATTAACAGGTAATTCGTCAGCCGTTGTTGCTGATGTTGTAGGATATGTTGCAACTGATGGTACTGATCCTGATACACTATTTGTAAAATATAGAAATAGTGGTAGTAGTGGTGTAGCTGAAACATTTACAGATGGTGAAACAGTTACGAGTGGACAAACTGCCGCTTCAACTGCTGTTGTTTCTACAACAGCAACTGGTTCTGCTGTATTCATTGACGCAGGTACTTATTATATAAATGGTTTCTTTGTTAATGTAGATAAACAAAGTTTAGTATTAGACAAATATACAAATGAACCATCATATAGAGTTGGACTAACGATAACTGAAACTTTTGTAACCTCAACTGATGATACAAGTTTATTAGATAACGCAACTGGTTCTTCAAACGCAAACGCAACTGGTGCTCATAGATTCAAAATTGACTTAACCCTTTCAAAACTAGCATTAACATCCACTGCTGATGCTAGTTTTGTTGAACTATTGAGATTAACAGATGGTCGTTTACAAAATATGGTTCAGACAACTGAATACAATCATCTTGAAGATACATTAGCAAGAAGAACTTTTGATGAATCTGGTGATTATACAGTTAAGAATTTTGATTTAGATATAAGAGAAAGTTTACTTGATGGAACAAATAGAGGTATATATGCTTCTACTGTTAAAACCGATGATACTGGAGTTACTCCTACTGACGCTTTACTAGCACTTGGTTTTTCTCAAGGTACTGCATATGTTAAAGGATATGAAATTAGAAAAGTAGGAACTACTTATATTGATCTAAACAAAGCAAGAGATTTTGATACTGACTCTGGTATCACTACAAGATTTAATGTTGGTGCTTTTGTTAATGTTGAAAATGTTTTTGGATCTCCAGATATTAACTTTGTATCTGGTGAGATAGAAAATTATAAAACACTTAGACTTGTTGATGAGGCACACTCTACAAGAGGTACTGTTTTTGGTACTGGTTTAGCATACAATTATGATATTGGTCGTGCAAAGACAAGAGCATTTGAATATAATTCAGGAACTGCTGCAAGTCCTGATTCAGGAACTACAAGTCATTTATCAAATTCATCAACAACCGATGTAGTATTTAAACATTATCTATTTGATATAGAAATGTTTAGTCATCTTAATATTAAAGGATCAGCTTCTGGTGCATTAACAACTGGTGAAACTTTGACTGGTGGCACTTCAGGTGCAACTGGTGTCGTAGAAAGTATTACCACTGCTGTTTCTGTAAATATTACAGGCGCTTCAAGAACATCTCCTGTAGTTATAACAACAGGTGGTCATAATTATACTGAAGGACAGCAAGTTTTAATTGCAAGTGTTGGTGGTATGACACAATTAAATTCAAATTACTTTACAGTAAAAAATCCAACTTCAACAACTTTTGAATTATATAGTGCTGCGGCAGCAACAGGAACACCTTCTGCTCTTGATGGTACTGCATATAGTGTATATACTTCTGGCGGAACTGCTGCACATACATCAATTATTTTAAACAATGTTCAAGGATCATTTACTGCGGGTGAAACTGCAACTGGCGGAACTTCTGCTGTTACTGCTGTAGTTCAATTTGACGCTTTTGGTTGCAAAGGTTTTGAGCAAAAACAATTTAATCAAACTAAAGGTATCTCGATGGCAGGTAGTCCTACTTTTACTGCCAATGTTTCTTTAGATAGTGTTAATGGAGACAATAAAGTATTAACTGGAACAATATCAACTGCTTTAAGTTCTCAAGGTAGTTTAGTCTTAGATGGCACAGATGATGGATCATCAAATGCTGGCGACTCAATCGTAACTGAATCAGGAACACCTGGTGGTGAAAATGTAGCAATTGGTTTAGAAGCTGCTTCTGCTGATACAATTGTTGGTTCAGGAACTAAGTTTACAAGTGAATTAAAAATTGGTGATCAAATTACATTTACAGATAATGGTAATAATACTGCTACAAGAATTATTGATAGTATTATTTCAGATACACAAGCAGAAACTACTGTCGGTCTAGGAGGCAGAGATGCTACAACAGTTTCATTTACTAGACAAAGAACGAAACTTCAAGACGCTGGTAAAAATTCAGCAATTTCTAAATTACCTTATAATGTTGTTAAAACTTTATTAACAGATGACAACTCAAGTGTTAGTGATACAAGTTTTAAAATTAGAAGGCAATTTGTTTCAACATTATCAAGTTCTGGTACTGCAACATTAACTGCAGGTACTAACGAAATATTTACTGCTTTTGATAATAAAGATTATACTGTATCAATTATGTCAACTGGTTCTGGTTCTACTGGTGCTGCTGGTGATGTAATTTCATTATCCACTGGTAGTGATTTTACACTTGGTGGTTCACCAACAGGTAAAACATTAACGATAGATTTAGGTAGTGGATACAATGGTCATAAAATTAAAGTTATTGCTACAATATCTGCTTCAGTTGTTGGTGCAAAAACAAAAACTTCAACTTCTGGTACTCAAACAGTAAACACATTAGCACTCGTAAAGAAAGATGTAAGTTTAGGAAAAGCAGATATTATTTCTTTAGATGGTGTCTATATGGCTGCTGATTTTAGCACTGCTGCAAGCACAAGTAATACAAATATTACTGATAGATATATATTGGATAATGGACAAAGAGATAACTTCTATGATGTTGGTCGTATTAAATTAAAATCAGGTTCTCCAACTCCAACAGGAAGATTACTTATTGAGTTTACTTATTTTGAACATGGCACAGGAAACTTCTTTAGTGTTGATAGTTATTCAGGTTCAGACTATGGATCAATACCTACTTATACTTCAGATGTAAGTGGTTTATCATTTCAACTAAGAGATGTTTTAGACTTTAGACCAAGAGTGGATAATGCAAGTACAATAGATTCTGGTGGTGTTGATAGATCATTCGATGGTACTGGCGCTTCATCAATTGAGGTAATGAAAATCAATACAGATGTTACTGCTGACTTAGAATATTACTTAAATAAAAGAGCAAGAGTTTATTTAACTTCTCAAGGAAAATTTGAAGTTGTTGAAGGACCGTCTGCTATAAATCCATCATTTGGTGATACATTGAAAAATGCTATGCACCTATATGATTTAAATATTCCTGCATATACATTTAACACTGCTGATATTGCTATTATTCCTATTGAGAATAGAAGATATACAATGAGAGATATCGGTGGTCTTGCTAAACGATTAGAAAATGTTGAATATTATACTCAACTTTCTTTATTAGAAGCAAATGCTACTAATATGCAAATACAAGACGCTGATGGATTCGATAGATTTAAAAATGGTATTATTGTAGATAACTTTACTGGTCACGGTATTGGTGATCCAACAGATAATGATTACTCTATTTCTATGGATATGGCAGAGGGTGAATTAAGACCTGCTTGTCATAGTGATAATGTTAATTTAATAGAGTCTTCTAGCACTCTTGGTGATTTTACAACTATGAATTCATCTGGATTTGCAATAAGTTCTACAGCTGCCGATGCTATTCGTACAACAAATGGTTATCAACTAACAGGTGATATAATTACTTTACCATATACAAACGAA